TATTTCATATGAAAACTTCGAAGGTGGCGATACCTATGAAGTCCCCTATATCGTAGGCTACGGCACCGGTGATCTCAAGGCTGAAGGCGCTGACTACGCCACAGCCGAACCGACCTTTGGCTATGCAACCATCGCCAAAAACAAGATCACCGCTTATGCTGAAATTTCTCGTGAAGCACAGAAGCTCCCTTCTGCTAATTATGAAAACAAGGTTATCGGCGGCGTTCGCACTGCTATCTTGAAAAAGCTGGCAGCCCTTGTCATCCTCGGTACCGGCTCATCCCAGCCCACCGGTATTTTCGCCGCGTCCGCCATCACCGACAGTCCTGTGGAAGTCTCCGCAATCGGGCCGGACACTCTGACTGACATTGTCTTTGCCTATGGCGGCGAAGTGGATGTTGACGGTCTTCAGACCCTGATCCTCAACAAAGCTGACCTGCAGGCTTTCGCAAAAGCCAAGATGGCAACCAACGGTTTGCCCGCCTACAAGATCGAAAACCACGGGTCCTGGGGCTATATCAATGGTATCCACTATGTGATTTCCAATTCTTGCCCGGCGCTCTCCAAGGCAGCAACCGCAGCTAACACAAAATGCATGGCTTACGGTAATCTCAAAGACTACGTTGTCTCCGAATTCAACCCGCTCGAGGTCGAAAAGAGTGACGACTACGCCTTTAAGAAGGGCATGACTGCCTTCCGCGGTGATGTTATGCTCGGCGGCAATGTTTGCGCCAGCAACGCCTTTGTTATCGTCAAAAAGGTCGCTGCTAACTAAGGCACACCGACAGAACATTAATCCTATTACTACTCAGAGGGGCGGGGTCCAAAAAGCCCTGCCCTTTTTGATAAAGAAAAGAGGTCAAAATGGCATATATAAATGAAAAAAAAGGGGATGATTTGAAGGAAGGTAGGTCTGTCGTGATTTCTGCCGGATCAATCGCACTGCCCACTCCGACTGGACGTGATATTCCCGCCGGTTATCCAGAAGGTTCCGGTCTGTCTGATATGGCGAAGCCCGTCAATCTTTCCAGCGGAAACGGTAACTCTTATAAAGCGCCGTTCGTCAAAACCGCTCCGGAAGGTAAATACACAGACGAGGGCGACACTCCTGAAACTACTGAACCGGAATTCGGGTTTCGTGCTATCTCCGGAAGCAAAATCACCGCGTACGGACAGATATCCCGCGATGCACGCAAGCTCCCTGCTGCTGCATATGCTGAAACCGTGGAAAGCGAAATGCAGAAGGCACTCCGCCGCAAAATCTCGAAAGAAATGATTGCCGGGGAAGGACCTGTGAAAGGCATTTACGGAAGTGATGTAGTCAAAGAGATAAAAATAAAGGCACTGGATAAAGATACTATTGACGGCATTATCTATAATCTCGCACGCCCGGAAGAATGTGAAGGTTCTGCAATCCTGATCCTGTCTCTGGAAGATATCAAGGCTCTGGCTACTCTGCGTAATACGACCACCGGGGAAAAGGAATACACCGTCAGTTTTGATGGCGTTCGCGGAAAGATCAATGGCGTTGATTTTGTTGTTAGTCCGCATGTAGGTTCTTTCGCAGACGCAGCGGACACTGACAAAACCATGATTTACGGCTGGCTTAAAGGTTACCAGGTTGTGTATTTTACTGACGGTGAAACCCGCAGAAGTGACGGCGAAGGTTTTCGTTCAGGTATTGACGCGTTCCTTGCTGATGTTGTGGCAGGAGGTGATGTCGTCATCCCTGAAAGTCTTGCTGTTATTACGGCTCACCTCAAAGCGCACCTTTCCTATGATTGGAACACAGACCAGGAAGTGACAGGCACTCTCCCGGACGAAACAACCGCTGATTTCGGTGGGACTGAAACGGTAACAATTCCGTCTCCGGACCCGACATATGACAAGCATGTCTGGGTTGCTTGGAATACAGAAGCTGACGGTTCCGGTACAAGCTACACCACCGCAGCGGACATTACCATGGTAGACGATGGCAGGCTTTACGCTCAGTGGCACGAACTTTTCGACATTGAATATGACTGGGACTGCGATCCAGAAGAAGTGACCGGCACACTCCCGACTCATGCTCCTGTTGAAGAAGGAAGTTCTTTTTATGTTGTTATCCCTGACCCAGCTCCTACTCGTGAGGGCTACACATTCGCCGGATGGAGTGATGTTTCAGGTGCAGCAGAAGCCAAATGGGCGTCCAAAACAAGCGTCACCCCGACTGCAGACATGCACATTTACGCAGTGTGGACACCGGCGGAATAAAACGGTTCAATGGGGCGGGCTTCCCCGCCCCTATATAAATAAGGAAGTGAATTATGCTCGAAGCGGTAAAGAAAAGATTGAAGATTTACTACTATGACCCCGAAAAGGACGCAGAAATTCAGGGGTATATTGACGAAGCGGAAGCATATCTGAAAGCCGCCGGGGCACAAGAAAGATATTTCGATACGGAAAATCCTGACCCGCTCGCAATCGGCGCCGTTTCCCTCTATGTCAAAATGGCAATGGAAAGCGATCCGAAAGTAATGGGACATAATCCCATCCTGTTGTCGATGATCAGCCAGATGAAATATATTCCGGAAAGAGAGGACTGAATGGTAAAACTGGATAATACCCTCATCAGGGTTTACATAAAGAACAGCACTTATGTCCCCGGCGTTGGCCCGTCCGAAAACTGGGAGCTCTTCGCCTTTCCGGTGGACTCCCAGGGAAGGCAGAACAGCAATATCTGGGTAAACTGGCAGTCGCTCTATGGTTCTGAACTCCGTGATATGGAGCTGCACGGGATAAAACAACCGGCAAAAATCCAGTGTCCGTACATTCCGTCTCTGTATGCAGCACTCCAAACCAAGGAAGCCCTGGTCTATAAGTGGATCGAACCCCCTGCTTTTCGGGGTGGTGTGCCGGATGTCTCCCAGCCCGGGTGGTACAAAGTGACAAGCGGAGTTGAGGATGTTCATGAGGAACACAGACGGCTTGAATTCAGTGTATGCCGGTATGAACTGAAATAAGGCGGTAAAGATGATAAAGAAATTTGATTGTTTAAAAGACCTTTTTGAAACGCTCCAGGAAGACCTGGATACCGCCCTTTCACTTTTCGCTTCCGGAAGCGGTTCTGTTTGGCTTCTGGATACCGGCATATATCTGGATACGGGGTACGACCTGGACAGTGGAGACGGCGGTTTGCAGACACCGCACGCATACAGAGACCAGTACGGAGACGATGCTCCGAAAGAAGAGCGAATTTTCCTTGTTTACAGTCTCTCTGGAAACGAAACTTTTGAAACGGCTGACGGCGGGGACTTTTCCGCATCGGAGCCGGAATTCCTGGTTCGCGTCTATGCAGACAAGCGCTGGACACGCAGCGGCAAGGACTCCTTTGATACTTACATGTCCCTCCTGGACTATCTTCCGGACACGCTCCACAGCTACGGCTGGACGGTCTCCACAGTTGAGAGGGTCGGCGACATCGACATGATCGGATATGATACTTATGTCTTTTATGTCGGCGGACTGATGGTTAAAGAGAGGTAACAATGGCAACTGATATTGAACTGACCGATCTCGGAAACCGTCTTGCTGCCCTGATAGAAGACCGTCTCGGCGGAATAGCAGAACCTGTTCAGGAAGTGCTCCCTGGCGCAGCGGACATCTACATAGCGCACGCCAAACGGCTGACGAAAGAGAAGGGTATCTTTGACGACAAGTCAGAGGAGCAGCACTTCATCGACTCATGGGGCAAAAAAAAGAAAAAGAAATACCCAAAGCAAATATTCGTTGGTAATACGAAAAAAGTAAAGGGCGGAGATAGCGAGAATATTCCGCTTATCAACATAATCGAGTACGGAACATCCGGCAGGAATAACTTGAAACCCCGCCCGATACTCGATGACGCCCTGGAAGCCGCTGCGGATGAGATTTTTGACATGATCGCTTCGGCGGTAGAAAATAATCTGTGAGTTTGTATAAATAAAGTAAGTAATAGGACTTGAAAATAAAAAGAGGTATCAAAATGCCAGAAACACCCGTAAAAAACAAGATTAATTTTGGACTGACCAAGATAGCCTATGCTCCCGTGACCGCAATCACAAACGGTGTTTACACTTACGGAACACCCGTTGTTCTCAGCGGTTCCCGCAGTGTTCAGGCGTCAAAAAATGGCGAAAAATTTAAAGAATGGGCTGACGGAGCTGTCTACTTCGTCACGTCAAATAACTCCGGCTACAACCTGGTAGTCGAATTGGTTCAGGCTGACGAAGATTTCCGCGCCTTTGCGCTCGGCGAACAAAAAGACACTAAGAACGTGCAGTTGGAATACGGAGACAGCAAAGAGCTCCCTCACTTTGCCCTGCTCGTGGAATTTGAGGGTGACCAGCGCAAGACCCGCCGCGTTTTTTACGACTGCACAGCGGACCGCCCGGATATCACCGGTACGACATACAAGGACAATGACTCCCTCAGCTCCTACCGTGACAGCATCTCAATTGACTGCACCCCCCGCCCGTCCGACAAACTTGTGACCGCCTTTACCCGCGCGGACACCGACTCCACCGAGTACGCGGGCTGGTTCTCAGAGGTCTACGAGCCCACCCTGTCGTAAGCAGTGATCCCTGCGTAGTAGGACAGCACTGCCCGATCCCGGCGGCGTAATTCCGGGACACAGCACGCCGAAATGAAACGCTCGTGGCGGCCCGGGCAAAAAGTTACGATGACCGCCGTTCTACTAAAAAAAAGAAGTCCCGTCCGAGCATCCATATTCAAACCCCTCCGGACGGGCTTTTTAGATAAATAAAGAAGGAAAGAATGAAAGCAACGATTGCGTTAAACAAAAAAATGAAGGCGGAAGTAAAAATCGACTTTCGGGCGGCTCTGATTTACAGGCAGGCTTTTCTCTCTGACATGATTGAGGATATGACCGCACTGACAAAAGACGGTGTGTACTGGACAACGGAGAACATTGAAAGACTGTTCGGGATTATCTGGGCTCACGTCAAAAACGCGAATGACAGCACGCCCGATTACCTCGTATGGAAAAAACACCTTCCGGGTATTCAGGCGATACTTGTAGTCCGCGCTCTCTACGGTCTCTGGGCGGTTGTATCGGAACCGATTGTGAAGACAGAAGACGAAGGTCGCAGCAGAGACGATTTGGAACCGTCATATAGCCTGTACCGCTACATCGCGCGTAAGCTCAAAATTGATTTTCAGGAATTTTTAACAATGACTCCGGGGGAACTCCTGGATATTGCCAATTTCGAAAACAAGATGACAAAGGAACCAGTTTACGCCGCCACACAGGCTGATTACGACAGCTTCTTTTAATAAGGAGGACCAATGGCAAGTAAAAAGATATTGGGCTTAACCGTACAAATCGGGGCTTCCACAACACAGCTGGATAAGGCCCTTGCGAATATTCGAAAGGAGTCAAAAGAAATAACGGACGACTTGCGAACCGTTAACCAACAGCTAAAATTTGACCCCAAGAACACGGAGCTTCAGGCGCAGCGGATGGATCTTCTTGCGAAATCCGTCCAGAACAGCGAGAAAAAAGCCGATGCATACAAAAGGGCACAGCAGTCAGTAAACCAGGCTCTGGCGGAAGGGAAGATCACCACAGCGCAGGCAGAAAAGGCACTGGATGAATTCAGCGATGAAATAAGAAAAGCCGGGAATGAGTCAAAGCGAACAAAGGCTGAATTCAACGGGATGGGTGCTGAAATCAAAACAACCGGCAAGGAAATGGATACCGCCGGAAAGAGCGCCCTGACAATGGGTAAGCTCATAAAAGGTAACTTGATCAGCTCTGCGGTAATCAGCGGGCTGAAGACTGTCGGCAACACCATCAAATCCATCGGGACGGCACTATGGAATGGGGCGAAGGCCGCTGCGCATTGGACTTTCAAGGTTGGTAAGGCGACAATCGAAAGTGGCGCGGCAATGAGGGAAACACTCGGCACAACGGAGCGGGTGTTCGGGGATGATATTCTGCAAAATCAGCTTGACCCGTGGGCAAAAACCGGATACAAAACAATGGGACTTTCCCGTGAAAGTGCTCTTGACCTTGCTAATAAAGCCGGAAACTTGCTTGTCAACAAAGGCATGACAGAACAGCAAGCCGCAGAGATAGCAATGCAGCTTGTTCAGCGTTCCGCGGATATCGGCGCGAATTATAACATGGGTACCGATGAAGCGATGAACTACTTTTTGAGCATGCTCAAAGGGCAATATAACTCCGCGGACAGCATCGGCATTGTTACCAACGCTTCCGCAATCAACGCCAGAGCATTGGAAAACAAGCTTCAGGATGTCGACACTTCGCAAATCATCGGCTACGGTGCAGCACTCGATGAACAGAAAAAGGCAGAGGAAGCTCTGACGAAAGCTATTGATAAGTACGGACTGGAAAGTGAACAAGCAGAAAAGGCGAACAGTGACTTGACAAAGGCAACGGACAAGCTGTCCAAGATGACAAAAGCTTATGTCGGAGAAATCACGGATGCAGACAAGGCACTTGCCGCCTATCAGATCGGGCTGGAGCAGACAGCGAAAGCAGAAGGAACCTTCGCTGACGAAGCCAAAGGGTGGAACGGACTGAAAAAAATTTTGTCTGCCGGGCTGAGTGATATCCAGGAAAAACTCGGGGGCGCGCTGCTTCCCGCCGCGGAGTCAATGCTCGGAACTTTTTCGGCGTTTTTGGAAGGGGAAAAAGGGCAAAAACTTGTTTCCGATTTAGCTAATTTTCTCGAAGGTCTCTCCGTTTCCGCTGCGGAATGGATAAATAACGGTGGGTTGGATGATTTTTCGGCTGGCGTGGAGACCGTCATCGGAAAAATTGCCGAGCTGTTTTCCCCGGAAAACGAACAGAAGATCGAAGCCTGGGTATCGGAAAAGCTTCCGCAGGCTATCGAAACGGCGAAAACAGCACTGAATGAATTCGTCAAATTTTTACAGGAAGTCAATGGGATTATTGACAAAATTAAGGAAATCACAGCACCGGACAGGGAAGCCAGGACGGCGTACGACCAGGCGAAGGCAGAAGGAAAAACAGAGCTGGAAGCACAGGCTGCCTACGATGAGGAACGCGCACAGCTGCTGAAGGAAAAGCACGATAAAGAGCAGGCGGAGAAACAATGGGCAGCCACGACTTCCGGAAGTGAATGGCATTGGGACGAGATCGCGGGCGGTTTTGTCAAGGGCGCGGCAGTCATTGAAGACGGTGGAAATGCACTTAAAAAAGAAGAGACAAAGATCGTAAAGGACACCAACGAATTTGGGGAAGAAAACTCCGCTGCGATGAAGGACTCCGTGAAGAAAACACAGGCGTCTGCCGACACTGCAAAGAGCATATCCCTTAGTGCCTACTGGGGCAAACTGAAGGAAATGTGGTCCATTGTCGGTGGTTGGCAGGAAGCAGCTGCCGCAGGAAACTCTGTTGTATTAACAGGTCCGACTGTTGTTGATGGCGGGTCGACAGGCAGTACCGGCACAGGAACCACAAGCGGAACCACAGGTGGAACGAAACCTAATGTTGTCTCCAGTATTGTCTCTACCGTAGTACAGGATACTGTCGATAAGGCAATGACGGCTTACAACAAGATCCGAACCTCGCTGGGCTTTGCCACCGGCGGTGATGTCGTAGCCGGAGTTCCGATTACGGTAGGGGAAGCAGGACGGGAAATTTTTGTACCGTCTGTTCCGGGGCGTATTGTGGATCACTGGCAGTCGGAGCAGATGCTGCACGGCAACACGACATATAACAACGGCAGTAACATCACACTCACGCAGTACATCACGGTAACCGGCGGGACAACGCGGACTGCAGCGGATAAGGCAGCCGGCGACTTTGTGAACGCTCTGCAAAAGCGCGGTATTAACCCAAGGAGAATATAAACTATGAGACGGCAGTTTTACACATCATTCGCGGGGAAGGCAATTCCCCCAGCAAATCGAAAAGAAGATATCGGCACGCATGAAGCCAAGAGCGGAATAATTGAGACCTGTGGCGGATATATTGACGGGTACACCGGATATGCGCCCGTGTCAGCAAAGGAAGTAAGTATTAGATTTGATCTCTATTCCTGCGACCCGGTAACGCTGGATGAAAAAGTTGAAGAATGGAAGAGTCTTGTTTCAAAAAAGGATAAACTCGTCAGGCGTGTAGGAAATCTTGTTCAGTGGGCTTATGCCCGACTGATGAGCTTGTCTGCGGAAACGGATTACGAAAAACCGGCGTCCATCTGTAATATTGAGCTGCATTTCGAACTTATCAGTCCGTCCTGGTATGGGCACTCACTCGCGGCATGGTCTTTTAACGGAGCGCATTCGTTTGATGAGGGACTTTATTTTGACCAGGGGAACGACTTCACGCTGTCTTTTCAGAAAAATCAGCCGGCGTCTTTCCAGCTGTTGAACCACGGCAACATGAATGTCACCGATCTGACGCTTACCTTCAAAGGGAACGGCAGCAGCTATTCCATCGATGAAGGCTTGGATATAAATTTTTCCGGTGCAGGAGAAGACGGCATCACAAAGTGGAGTTTTACGCTGACTCCGGAAACAACAATTCCGGAAAGCAAATGGATAACAATAAATACCGGCAGGAAAATCGCCTTCTACGAAAACAACGGGCAGAAGATCAGCCTGTACAAGTCAATATCCATCGGTGATGACCATCGGTCGATGTGTTGGGCCGAACTGCTCCCGGGTACCAATACAATAACAGTTTCTACGCAAACCCAGCGGTACATGCAGCTCAAGCTCTCTGCTGATTTTGTGGATAAATGGAGATAATAACAATGACTGACATTAAAGACCGAGTTGAAATTGAGATTTACGATTGGGATAACCACTTTCTCGGAAACAGCCCGATAATTGCGGAAGACATTGCTGACATAAGCTGGGATGACACATTGTGTGAACTCGGAGAGTTTTCTTTCCGGGTTCCGGCAAATGATGTACATCGGGAATACCTGATGGATATAAAAAATCATATCAGGCTCTTTGCGTATGTCACGAACCCTGAAACCGGTATTGTTACAAGAAAACGCGTTTATGACGGGCAGATTACAAATCCCTTTATTGTCATCGGACAGGATGGTGTGCCATATATTGAGTGTCGCGGAATTGCCCTCGCTTCGGAACTTGTTGAAACAATATGTCATACGAACTTCCTGCGGCAGGAGTATCCATACACAGCCCCCGCGTATGTTCTCGGGGTCTACAATGACTGGGTGTCACAGGAGAACCGGTGGCTTCTTGATCCTTCCGGAGCGCAAACAACTGTTTACGATGTCGGGCAACTCAAAACGGACCATAAAATCAGTTATTTTGAGTTTCTGCGGGATATAGCGGATTATACCCGCAGCAGTTTCTGTCTACTGCCCGGGCGCAGAATAAGATGGTACAACCAGGAGTACCCCGAAAGTCCCCTGCATGCCTGTTATCTTGATTACTATGACAAGGATGACCTTCCGGAAGACACGCTCCCGATAAAATCGCTGACGGTGGAACAAGTGTCCAATACAGTGATAAGTTCTGTTTTTGCGCACGGCAACGCCAATTATCCTGAATGGCTCGATGTCGACTGGCAGCCGGGGTATCCGTGGACTGTCCGCCTTGTGGACTGGATAACAATTCTCGAAAATCGCGAAACAATTGATGCATATGGAGAGCATCAGGTTTACATGGAATTCACGCAGGCAGGCAGCCAGGAAGCACTTCAGCGCCTTGCCCAGAACTTCCTTTTAAACAACTCCGCCCCACAGCATGTTTACAGTCTTGAGGTCGCCAATCTTACCCCGGGGAGCATCTATCCCGGCGAACTGCTGCGTGTGGATTTTGACGGCGTGGACGACACAGGACGGTATCTCAGCATCCACGAAGACCTCGTTGTCATCAGCATAAGTCACACCATAGACCCCGCAACAAAGTTATATTCAGGGACGCTCTCCCTGTCTGAAAAAGTGACCCGCATTCTCGATAACGGCGACATCGTTCAACTTTTGACAGCACGGCTGACAGACGCCCATGCAACGGGATAAAAAAAAGCGAATTTGTAATATATAGATAAGTAAAGAAAAATAAGGACGGCGAACAATGGCTCATAACAATTTTACTCCCATCCCTTACGGCGCTGTAGCTACATCAAACGCGGTAAACGCGCCGATGGAGCAGCTCTCAGACGCCATCGATAATAACGCCACACGGATAACAGCACTCGAAAATGCCAGCGGTAAGCTACCTGTTTTTTGTCGATGCGAATCCGCAAGCGTTGCGTCAAAACTTTGCAAAGTGGATACGACATCTTACGCAGCAATAGAGCAGGTGTCTTCCGGAGATATTTTTTATGTTGCTTGTAAAACATCATGCAATATTGCCACAACGGAAATCCGCATACAAGTCGACGGTACAACCGTTAAACGCGCTACAGCGAAAAATGTACCAGAAACGATTGCCGCAGGAAGTGTTTTTACTGTAGTCTATGACGGTACTTTTTTTCAGTATGCCGGGTATGTTTTCGACGCGGCTTACTTGAGTTAATGAGGTGAACAATGGCAAAGTACTTCACACCGATAGCATACAAAGCCCCGGCAACGGCCCAAACATTCAACAACCCGCTCGGACAGCTGGATGACCAGATAGACGCAAACGCGCAGCAGATCGCAGCCGCGGAAGGAAACATTGAAACCATTCAGGGAGCAGTTCAGGGAATAAATTCTGAGATTTCAGGAATAAAATCCAAACAGGCAGCCGATGAAGCGGATATCACAGCCCTGGACGCAGCGGTGGCTGGGCTTGATGACGATCTTACGGATGTTGCCACTGATGTGTCTCAGCTCAAAACAGACATGACCGATGTTCAGGGACGGATGCAGACCGCGGAAGGAAATATCTCCGCATTGCAAACGGCAACAGGCGGACTTCAGACGGATGTGGACGGACTTGAAACAGACCTGGGAGTAGTAGAAGGAACTGTTGAAGGTCTTCAAACGGACATCGAAGGACTTGATAGCCGAATGGCGACAGCGGAAGGCGATATTGACACTCTGGAAGCGACAGCGGAAGATCTGGATGAACGGGTGACCGATCTTGAACAAGCTCCTGGATACGAACTGCCCACAGCTTCGCAGCAGACGCTCGGCGGGGTTAAGATAGGAAGTAATCTTTCCATTGACCAGGACGGCGTACTCTCCGCAACGGATACCACATATTCCCCGGCGACAAGTCAGGCGGACGGTCTGATGAGTGCCCAGGACAAGGGGAAACTTGACGGCGTGGAAGCGGGAGCCAATGCATACACACTGCCCGCTGCGTCATCGCAGGACCTCGGGGGCGTCAAGGTTGGCTCCGGGCTGAGTATTGATGCCAACGGTGTTCTCAGCGCGTCTGGTGGCGGCGGAAGTTCCGCTCCGTATTATTTTGTCAGATGTTCAACTGCATCCGCCACAGCGGAAAAGGCACTGTCAATACCAGGCGTGACGGAATATACGGAAGGGATGATCATTGATGTTTTGTACTCAAGCGGTAACACAGCCACCAGTAATGTCAAAATCAACGTGAATTCCCTTGGAGCTAAAAGTACTCAGGGACAGACAAAACGCAATAGCTCGACAAATTTCTTGCAGCGGTACATTTATTACGGCGGCTCTTTTTATGCATCCAATGCGGCGACCGCGTACAGAGCGGAGATGCTGGACACTTCGCGTAATATTGACGGTGTCGGTTTTAATGCTTCCACAGCTATAACTCACACTATAAAATGCACGACCGCAGCAGCCGAAACTAAAAAGGTACTGCAGCAAATGACTTATCAAAATCTGCAGTCCACCGGTATGACCGGGTATTTCATCCGGGTCGAGCTACAGTATGGTAACACTGCCTACAATATGCAGATTACTTACGCTTCGGCGGCTACATCTCAATATATCTTCGATCTTTACAACGCGGATGGTCTCCGCAAAATGCCAAGGATCGCCGCCGGTGGATGGATGGAGATTATCTACAATCAGACTTTAGCTCGCTTTATTCTCGTTAACTGGTCCCGTACAGATAATATCAGCGCAACTTCCGACACCGACACCGTATTGGATGATCTGACTGACAACAAGGACTTTATTGTAGATATTGCCGGAGTGAAAAGTCGTCTGACAAATGTTCACACCTGGAATGATCTCCACGAACAGTACCTCTATTCCCGCCCGGCGACAATAACGCCAGGTTCCGCTGCGACCCCGGTCGTAAAGTACCGCTGCCGGCAGTACGACAGCACGAACAGCGTCTGGCTCGGATGGACTGAATGGACAGCAATATAAGCAATATAAAGGATATATTCCTTTGTAAATCTAAATGAACAGAAAGAATTATATATAGGTGAACAAAAAAAGGTGAATTATCATGACAGCAAATGAACGTTATAGTGTTTACATCAGCAATGATTATGATGAAAAGGTGCTGATCGCCGTCATCGATTGGGCTGATTACTGGGCAAACATGGGTACCGGAAGTATCTCTGACCCGACACTCCGCCAGCAGACAGACCAGGCGGTAACTCAGGTTCTTGACAGCCCTTCCGTGATCTCCGGGCGCGTTAAGACTGTTGTCCTGGGTGATGACGCGGTAAAGGCAGCGCCAGAACTCACTGACGCTCTCATCAAGGGAGCAGTCGACAGGGCATTCGCACGGTGTATCGGATATATCGTGGCATAACCCCGGCACGCCTATGCCTTCGGTATGCGTACCGAGCCGGGATAAACAAAAGGACCGTCCGAAAGGGCGGTCTTTATTTTTTTTATATATTTTTTTTCGATTTGTATGCTTTCAGTAAACAACAAAAACGAAACGAAAGGCATACAAATCATGAAAGTTTTATCACTATTCAGTGGCATCGGCGCTTTCGAACGGGCGCTGCAAAATGCGGGAATTGATTACGAGCTAGTCAATTATTGTGAAATTGACAAATTCGCAAGCCGGGCGTACTCAATCATCCACGGCGTTGATCCGGCGCTCAATCTCGGGGATATAACGCAGGTCGATGAAACGACACTCCCGAAGGACATTGCCCTGGCGGTTTACGGTTTCCCCTGTCAGGACATCTCCGTTGCCGGGAAAAAGCGCGGTCTTACGGATGCAACAGGGGAAAAGACCCGCAGCGGACTGTTTTTCGATGCGCTCCGTATTATCAGGGAGACACAGCCAAGGGTGGCAATCGCAGAGAATGTGAAGCACTTGACTTCCCGGGGTATGAAGGATGTTCTGGATACCGTCCTCACAGGACTCTCTGATGCAGGCTACACGAGTTACTACCGTGTGTTAAATGCCCGGGATTACGGATTACCGCAGAACCGCGAACGGGTCTTCATTGTTTCCGTCCGCAACGACATAAAAAAACAAGTGCAGTTTCCGCCGGAAGTACCGCTGAAACATATCATGGCTGATTATCTGGAACGCACTGTGGATGAAAAGTTCTACCTGTCGCCGGAGAAGACGGAGTATGTTGTAAGACACCACGCGCAGCACAGACAGCAGATATGCGATTTACCCGGGGATGTCTGCCGGACACTCCTCGCACGGGACAGTGGTGACCCAAAGGTAATCATAGATGGCAACCGCTACCGCTACCTCACACCCCGCGAATATTGGCGGCTCATGGGTTTTGCTGATATCGATGTCGATAAGCTACTCGCAGCAGGCGTAAGTAAATCCAGGCTCTATAAGATGGCAGGCAATTCGATTGCGGTTCCGGTTGCCGAAGCAATCTTTACCCAGCTCAGAAAGGACGGGCTTATAGAATAAGCAGAACGGCACAAAAGAATAAATAAAAAAAATGAAGGCACTCTGTACGGAGTGCTTTTTTTATTTTGTGGGTATAATTAAGGCTGATATGGGCAGTGACTATAAGCAATACTATTCGAACAGGGATGTTATCTCGCTTTTCTCGGGGGCAATGGGTCTTGACCTTGGACTGGAAAAAGCAGGACTGCATGTTCGCATTGGACAGGATTATGAGCCGTCTTGCGTTCAAACAATGCGCCTGAATGGCCGCTGCGCGATGGGTGGAGACATTCGGGACATTCAGCCGGATCAGCTACTGGATATGACAAATCTGTCAGTAGGAGAGCCGTTCATGGTGTGCGGTGGTCCGCCGTGTCAACCTTTTTCAACAGCCGGGAAACGCCTGGGAATAAATGACCCCAGGGGTTCTCTCTTTATGGATTATATCCGTATGATAGACGGGACAAGACCGCGCTTTTTCGTTATGGAAAACGTTAAGGGTATTATCTCCGCCCCTCTGAAAAACGAAGAAGGAAATGATATCCCGGATAAAAAGGTAATTGATGTTATTCTGGAGGAATTCGAAAAGCTTCACTATAAGACAGTTTACGGAATACTTGACGCTGTGAATTATGGTGTTCCGCAGTTCCGGGAGCGTTTCGTTTTAATCGGCAGCAGGGATAGAGAGGACATATTCCTACCACTCCCTACGCATTACCAGTATCACCAAGACCCGGCCCTTCGCTGGAAAACACTGTCAGAGACAATAAAGGATATTGAGGACGCCCCCGGAGAATATGCGGAACTGACCGGCGAGAGGTTGAAATACCTCAGAATGGTTCCGGAAGGCGGAAACTGGAGATCGCTTCCCGATGATGTTCAGGAAGCAGCAATGGGTGGCGCGTACAAATCAGGGGGCGGGAAGGTCGGCTTCTACCGGCGCCTTTCGTATGCAGAACCATCCCCGACAATCACAACAGCCCCGGCGCAAAAGGCAACGCTCCTGGGACATCCAACGCAGGACAGGGTGCTGTCAGTTCGGGAGTACGCACGCATTCAGCAGTTTCCTGATAACTGGCGTTTTGCCGGGACAGTTGAGGACATATACCGACAGATCGGAAACGCGGTTCCGGTTGGACTTGCGGAGCAGATCGGTCTTGCCGTGATTGCCGCTGCGGAAGGTACGGCAGAAGTTAAAACAAGGCGCACTCGTGGAACCGGCGTTCATAATCGCATAAAAAAGGCTCTGCTTTTGGGAGGAAGTGATGGATAAATATTATTACAACGAAGCGGAAGTGATGAGAGTTATTGAGAAGGCTATTGACGATTTTTACACCGCATTACTTGACAAAGTTAATTCTCTCAACATTAAAGAAATATTGAAAAAGAAGAACCCGTACTTGTACAAAGTAAAGGGATGTGAAAACGCGTCTGATATGGTTCGGGTAATTCTTGACGCTTTTATTTCATCTTCAGAAGAAACCATTTTTGGGAATGTCTTCTTTGAACCGCTCGCAATCGTTGCTTCCGGCGGTGTTAAATCAATGTCCGAGGGCGTTGACCTGGAATACAGAAACAGAAACGACAACACAATATATGTTGTAGCAGTCAAAAGCAGTACTGTTGTTTACAACAAACAAAGCAAGGATAAACAAATTCAGGATTTTGATAAAATAGCGAAGCTTGCGCAGCAGGCACGAATGGCTTTTTATCCTATCATTGGTTATGGTTACGGCAGGAAAGACAAACCGAAAAAACCAAAATCATATTATGAAATAGCAGGACAGCAGTTCTGGTATAAAATCACTGGAGACCCTGATTTCTATAAAAAGATTATTGACTATATAGGCGAACAGCCTAAAAAATATATTGATGAATACAATCTCGCATATGATAAGGCTTTCAACAGGCTTATAAGAGGTTTTTCTGCTGATTTTTGCTTGAGAGACGGCTCAATAAACTGGGATAAGATTGTTGAATTATCGTCAAAAGCAACGAAGCTTCAGGAGTGAAACAAAAAAGGCGGTCAATTACGACCGCTTTTATTTATTTTTTCTGCAAATAAATACTCGGTAATACACCGCAGAAAGATATTCACCTTCTGGACTTACTGAATAATCACTGTTTCCCTTGCTTTTTATTTTTGCAGATGTTTTATCTCGCAATGCACCTGAACCTGATTCAGTTATCCCGTCGTTCTTATAAAAACTGAAACCTAATGCTCTGTAGTCCCGTGAGATTCTGCATGGAGTGTCGTCATACCCGGACGAACCTATTATTTCAAACTGCTCCGGATTATATTTATCCAGGAACGTTATCGGAACGCCCATTATTCCGTTGCATTTTTTGACGAACGAGAATTCGTTTATAC